AGGCACGAAACGCGCAGGCCAAATGGATTCGTGAAAATGTTAAGCTTTCAGATTTGCACATAAACTAACAAAGGAACAATATGAAACAGCTTGAAATCAATGACCTCAACACGGCAAAATATACAGCCATCTATCATGAGGATGACCCGAAGTTCAATGCGCCGCATCACTTCGTGATCTGTGATGGCGCTGAACGCTGGCAGATGAAAATTGATATGCAGGAAGGACCAATCAAGGAATGCGGAGTCAATGGATGCTGCAATGAGGACCTTCTCAATATTGTCAAGGTTCGGCTCGAAGGCTTCCAAAATTCCGAATTTGCTTGCCGTGAAAATGCGGAGGCGCTCACTAAGCTTGAGGAAGCTCTGCTCTGGCTGCACCACCGCACGAATAAACGTGTGGCACGAGGAGTGGAAGGAACTCACACGGTCTAAACCATAATTAAATGGTTTTTTATATACATATATTTTATATAATAAAAAACCCAAAGTAAACCAACAATATGAGGTAAAAAAATGGGCATGTTAGACAACAAAAAAACCTATGAAAACTTCAAACTGGATGAATATGTGTTCGCCGTTCCGACAGCATTGTTCATTGCCGATCTTCCGTCGGATAAATATGGAAATACCGATGATCCAAAGCCTTCGGTAAAGTTTTTGTTTTCAGATGGTAACGTTCGTAAATGGACTCGCTGGTTGACAATTTCGTATACGAAGAAAGCAAATCTTCCGAAATTGTTTGGCGGACTCACGAATAGCGATGTTATTCTTCAGAATGCCGATGATCCGACTAGCCTTTTCTGGAAGCTTCCAATGAAGATTCTAGTTCAGGAAACTCATGACCCGTACACGGCGATTGAGCGCATTAAGTCGGTCGGCGACGACGAGCTTGCCGAACTTACTGAGCTTGCCAAAGGAATCATTTACGACAAAGAGTTCACTCCTTACCGTTATGTGAAAGCATACGGAAAGGTCGTACCGCTTAAGCAAGCCGTGATTAAGACGGATGCCGGCGTAAAGATTCTCAGTCCTGATGATTTTATCGATCCGCCTCCGTCTGATAATTAAAAAAAATACGCCGGTTCGTTTTAGCCGGTGTTATCGAGACCTGTCCCATTGGCGGCTATAGGTTTCAGATTAGTAACCCGCTTCCTATATGGGTTCGACGCCCAAGGTCTTGACTATGATATTGCAAGGTGATTATGATTATAAACAACTGGTTGCTGCATTGCAGGGCCAGTTCTCTTGTATATATGATGAAAAGGCTTATAAGATAACAATGTGCGTATTCTATGCCAAATTTGAGTTCTATTTGAATCCGGCATTGCCAAAGAAATTTATGGTACTGTCTATGCTTCATAATCAGCATGGCACTATGGTATACAAACAAGTACTTAAAATCGGTTTTTCCGAACTTGAATAGTTATATGTAAATATGCTTACTGATGCCATGATAGCCAAACTTAGGAGTATCGCTTTTGATGGTGGTAAATCCTATGATAAAGTAGCGGCTATGAAAACCCTTTATAGGAATGACGTTTGTCTAACGGATATTCAAGCTGAGCTAATCCGCATGACCGATGATGACAGAGTTTCGCCATCCGCGAAAGTAAAGGTGATTGATTTACTGGATAATGTAAACGACGATCTGAATTCAAAAGTCGATCAAATCGCTAAGCACGATGAGGACGATGTTCGCGCCAGACTTATCCAGAAGTATACATGACCCCATTAAAAGATGTTCTCGAAAAATTCTCGAACAGATTAACGTATAGTGACCTAGACACGCGTGCCCTTGATATATCTAGAAGCGCCGCCGCTGGTAATCTTGGCGACGATGGGGACTATGCAGAATGGGCAATGATGAGCAATGACCCGCTCGTTGTGATTAATCAAGTCAGTACGTATATAACCACACTTACATCAAAACTTACCAGTCAACCATTCCGTCCTGAAAATCAGGACCTATTTGAACTTGGCATCAAACTACATCTTAATACATTGTTTGCCGATACTTATCACGATGTGCTTTCCGACGGATACGCATTTGTAGGTATTGGTATCGACAACGGCGTTCCACAGGTACGCACGATCGATAGTCGATACATACTGTTTTCAGGTGATGACCCTACTCTTAAAAGCGCGCATGATGTAGTTGTATTTCAAATCGTGCCTAGAGACCTTGACGATGAAATTGATATTAATCAGTTTCCGGAAGGGTATATCAGTTTCGATGTAGACACCGAACGCGTTATAACCTCATATTATCATAATGACGGCGGGCAGTTCGTACTTGACGTTTATGCGAATTATGTAGATAAGCCGAAGCGCTATGTATTAAAAGGGCTTGACCGAATTCCAATCGTACGGTTTGTTGGCCGTAAAATAGAACTTGAAGATAAGCGCTTTCATTATCGTGGGCTATACCATCAGACGGCATCTGTCATTAAAGCGATGTGCTTATCGGCTACAAAAATACAGATTCGCACGGCATCTCAAGATGATGCCAACTATATAGCCCCGATCGATGCCATTGATAATCACATGAAACTTTGGCAAAACAGCGGCGTTAAGACCTACGACTCAAAGGACGCAAACTGTAACGATGTAGCACCGCCGACACCAATCGTACATGATAATGAGTTTTTGATCTCGGCGTTTAACAATTGGAAAAGTGTCTTGGCCGACATGCTAGGTCCGGTGGTAGCATCTGGCTCAGAAGCGGTTACACGCGAAGAAGTCATTGCGCGCAATGAAGTGCGCGACGCTATTACAAACGAATATCTGTCTAAGTTTGTAGATTCTGTAAGCGAAGTTTATCGCTGTCTTCAAATGTTTACATCGGGTGACACCGCGCCAGTAATCGTACTTGGTGGTTATCTTGACAGTGTAAAGCGTGCCAAATATAACGAAACCCTTTCGAATATTTATAATATCGCAAAAGACACCGGATTAAATGTACAGGGCATTCCGTTGATGATGGTACAGAATGCCGATCTTCCGAATGACATGAAATCCGTTATAGCTAACGTATTCGCTAAAGATCAATATGCCAGTCCGCTCGTTCAGCAAATGAAGCAGCAAGTTCAGCAATTACAGAATACAAATCAACAACAGCAAACTCAGCTTACGCAATTGAAAATACAGGCAACGCAAAGACTCGAGCGCCAGGCTGAATACACTGAAATGATGGAACGCATTAAGAAAAATGAAATGCTTCTTGAACAGTGGAAAGAAGAACAAAAGCAAACACAAGAAGCCCGCATGGAAATACTGCGTAAGCTTCTTGAGCAGGGTGATGCTGGTGGCGCTATGCAAATGCTGGCGTCGATTCAGCGCACCGAAGCACCGATCGTAGTTCAGCCAAGTGTAGTGGCTGCAGTTAACCAAACTACACCTGACTATGTAACTAGTGTAAAACAGCAAATCGCGGCAGTTTCTGCTTCGCAAGGAAATACAAATGTGGCAAGCAATAGCTCTGTTGGGCAGCAAACTACTCAGCAGTAAACAGCAGCAGGATCAACAGAATCAGCAAGCACTTGACAATACAATGGCATCTAAAGATACCGGGCTAGATAACAACGAAAGGCCGGCGGTACCTGGCTATGATAAAACTACCTTAGATTGGGAGAACTTGTAATATGGCACTCAGCTGGCATAAACTTGGTAAGGGTATATCTAATGCAGCTTCGGGACTCAGAAATTTGATTTATGATCCAGAAACGGGTGAGCGTGCCCAAAGCGCATGGAATGAAGGTTCTAATGCGGCCGACGCACAGCTTACAAGCGATTTGCAGCCATACCAAGATGAATTGAGCGCTGCGAAATCTAATGGGCGCGATATGAATACATTGCTTAATAACTATGATTCCGGTATGACTGGAATTCGTAATAGTGAAAGCGCCACAGATGTACAGAATCAAGCTCAGGCGAATAATGCAATGAGTGCCGGTAACATTCAAAGCTTTATGAATCCGTATGTGAATTCACAAATGAAGAACGCATCGCAAGCGGTCGCCGGTGGCGCAGGTTCTGCGCTTCAGTCGTCGGCAACGAACCAGGATATGTATAATGCAGCTGCTAATACTTATGGCAACGCATATAAACAGGCAACGACGGACGCGAACCAAAACTTAGAAAACCAGACAAGTGCAAATCGGTTTTCTATGAATAACGATCAACAGCAAGGCACACAACTTAATAATCAATTAAACTGGGATATTAATCCTGAACAGCAGTGGCTCGATCTTGGCACTGATATCGCGACGCAGCGCTATAACCAAAAAATGACCGGTGCTAATGTAAATGCGCAAGTCGCCGGGCAGTCTCGTTCTTTACTTTGAGGTATCATCATGGCATTCCATTTCACAAATACTGATAATATACGCCCGACTATTCCGACGCATCGGCCTGCCATACGTGAATTATTTGATAACACTTATGGTACTTGGGCTAGTATATCGCCCGATGAACGTAAGGCATTTATTGATTGGCTTAAAGGCTCTGACAAAACTGAGAATGACCCGAACTCTAATAACGTTGAAGCCATGGCTAAACAAAATGCCGATACGAATCCTGATATAACCGGCGGCGAATCTGCAATCGCACTCGTAAATCCTAGCGATTTAAACTGGGAGAAGCTCGGTGACGGAGAGTCTGACCGATGAGTAATTATATTCCTACCGAAGAAGCCGTCGCTCAAATGAAAAATAAACAACGCGGTATGATGTCGGGGTATAGTCCATCTCCAACTATGAATGGATATATACCTACCGATCGTATATCAAATAGTATGTATGCGGATAAACCGCAAACCGATGTTGGTGAGACACGCGGTATTGCCGGTGATCCAGCACAAGCACAGCGGTATTCTGGTATGAATGGCCCAATGAATGTAAATTATTTAAGTGGCGACCTTGACAACCGAATGACACCTGTGCCGCCGGCCGATCCTATCGCCACGGTTGCGGTTCCACCGACAGCTATAGCTCCGATTGATAACAATGCGCTTGCTGAAAGCGCGGCGTCTAAAATCGCGCCTAGCGACGATACCGCTACAGATGATGCTACGACGAATGACAACACCGTATCCGATGACCGTGCAACAAACGAAGATATGGGTACGGTGCCCGCCAATTCTGTTAAAGCCGATGCGCAAGCATCTGGCCATGGATTTTTGGATTTCTTTAGTCCTACACAAGGTGAACTCGACGCCGCTGACCAGGGCCAACGCTGGCATTGGGCGCTAGAGCACCGCACGATGCTTCCTGAAACATCTTGGTCTAATATGGTGCAACAGAACGTTCCACTGGAAGGTACGCCTGCCAAGCAAACGACTCCTGATCCGAAGCTTACCGGTAGCACATTCAGAACTTTGTTCTCTATGCAAAACGCATTTATTAAAGAAGTAGACAAAGGCAATTGGCTTGGCGAATTGAACGGTGTAGACCCGAACAATCTGGATTCTGCCATTGCCGATATTCAAAATGATAAGCGTTCGCAGTATATGGCATACCGTAATAACCTTGAACAAATCTATAATGAATTCGACCAGAGCAAAAACGCAAATTCTAAAATTGGTGCGCTTGAAGTAAAACATTTGATCGTAGACTTGGATCGCGCTTATAAACCATTTCTGGGTACGTGGACTAGCGAAGATAAGAAGGCTATCGGTGACGTATATCAGCTTGAGTCGTACACGAATAATCTTATTGACTTAGCTAAGGCACACTATAATCCCGGAACCGGCGCATGGGACAGTCCTGATATTGCACAACAATTCCAAGGCAATCTTAATAATCTTATCGATTATAAACTGAAGGTAGTGACAGGCTCTGGCGCTACATTGGCCGATGCCGCAAAAGTACGTGAATTGCATTCTTGGCTGTCACCGAGAGATTCTAAACGGGCCATGGCTGCTATGCAAGGTTATCAAGATTATCTTAGTAATATTATGCGGATTACCACAGACAAATCGCTTAAGCGATCTATAATGGAATGGCTTAATGCGCGGGATGCATTGAGCAGGTCTGTCGTCGGCGGCGGCGGCGAAGCCTATAAGGACATTAGTGAACAATATAATAGTGTGGCTGCAAAGTTGGCCGATACGCTTAATGTGATAGAAAATGCCACAAATAATGGTCAAATAAAATTTGATAGTACCTTTGATGCTGCTACTGCAAAGAATGCGGCAGATACCGCGTTTAATACGTTTCTTACACAACTAACGTTTGGTGCATCGCTCAACGTTCCTGCTATTTTGGGAGACGCCCAAATGGCAACAAAGTCTGGATATGATAAGATCAACAAACAACTTGGGCATTTCCAGCGTAGTGGTATTGGGAACTACAAAGCTGAGAGCCTTGCTGGGCTGCCTGCAGCAACGAGTGGTCCGCAGTATACAAATATAACGCCGCAGTTTGATCTTACTAAGTCAGCAGTACATGCTGGAAGTGAAGCTACATTTCCTGCATATTCAGATCTTACACAAGAACGAAAAAATGATGTAGAACTTAAGTATGGCAAAGGCGTAACCGGCCGTGCAAGATATGAAGCCGCGCGCGCTGCAGCTAGGAGTAACCACTAATGGATGAAGAACTAATACCATCATGGGTAAGCCGATATATTGTTGGTGAAAGCCCGACCGGGTCTAAAGGAACAAACGCGATTCGTGATCTCGGGTTTGCCAGTGGCATGATACCTGTTATTGGTGGTGCTACTGATGTATTGGCACAGCACCTAGCCGATAGCTATGATGAGAGCGCCGGACGTGAAGTAGCACCACGCAGTAGCGCACTCGATATGGCACAAATTGCCAGTGGATTAATTCCTATAGTTATACGTAAACCGGTAGGAACTATCGCCGGAGCACTTATGCGCACCATGGGCAATAGTGCCGATAAGGCAGGGACTCGTGTTGTACTTCGTAATCCATCAGCGGTTAAGTTAGCATTATCTAAAGCCAATAGTATGGCACAACCGAAAAGCGCTGGAAACCAGATTTTTATTGCAGAAGCTAAACCGGTAGATAAAAGCGTCGGTAATGTCTTGCGGTACACGCTCGGTAAAACACCTGAAATGAAAGATACGTATCAGTTCAGAGGACCGATGCAAGGCAAAAGTGAATGGGCTAACGCTGGCGGAGCCTTTGGCGAAATTAAACCGACCGGTAACACTAAAACTCTGTCTAATGGATCTATCGTCGCCGAAGGTTCCGATGGTAATTGGTATAAGACTTCTACAAACGCAGAGGGGGAGCCTAGACAGATTTTAACGGTTTCCGGAGAAGATGCTGCAAAAGCTTTAGATTTGGCTGATGAGAATGCTTTTGGAGGAACCATTACCAAAGGCGCTAAATCTGAAAGAACTTCTACTGGCGTAACACATAGCAAGACCGGCGAAGGCGCAACCGCAGAGCAGGCCCGTACCGGAACAGGCACTACCACAAAAGATGGTGGCACCACCGTTAACAAAGCGAATCTTGCGGCACAGGCTCTATCCAGAAGCGCGCCAGCCGCTGTTTCGGATTGGGCACAGCGCAAAGCTATCAATGATGTCGGCGGGCTTACCACTGCGCAATTGACCGGTATGACAGCAACACAAGGCGCTGTAAATTCCGCAGCCAATTATCTCAAAGAACGACAACTCGAAAGTGATCTTAGAGCGGCTAGGGTTAGTCCGCTTAATAAGTACGAATGGCCTGAAAACTATCACAACTATGTTGAACAGCTTATGGCCGGATTCAAACGTAACCCACAAGATTATGAAATCGATAGCGATATTGCGAATACGATTCAGCAGTATTTGAACTCTAAAGAGTGGCTTAATAAGCATCTTAGAGGTGGCCAGTCATTCCCAGATTTTAACGAGGTGTTCAAATGAATTCTATTGTCGACACGCATAAGCTTCCGTACCGTAATGCTATAATTACGGCGGTTGCACATGATACACAAACACCGATTAGCTTTTATAATGTCGACGGAATCGAATTGGCAGGTACGCTATACACAGATGCATCTGGGTTTGTATTCTATGGCAATGGCGCACATTCTGCCAATGGTTATTTTGTACAAGAAAAGGCTACGATAACTGCAACGACCGGCGCGTCGAGCGTTCAATGGAATATTGATAAAAGCCTTGATGAATCCGATATTGGTAATGGCGAAGTAATATCTGCAAAAACAAATTCTGCGGCATGGAGTGCCAATAGTAAGAATTCATGGAAACCGAGCTGGGATGACCTTTGGAATAAGCCTACGCTTGGAACTTGGACTGAATCACAATGCAATGTTGGTATTAATACTTGGGGTCAGGCAGTAACCGTATCTAATGACTGTACGGTACTGCGGCTCGATGATGCAGCTGAGTGTCTTAGCCATGACCAATGCGGTTACAGGAAAGCAATTCGGCTGATGCCGCCGAAGCGGGCTGGGCAACAACTGATTATTGTAAATTCCACCGGGTCCGATACCAGCATTTGGAATACCGCAGTTACGATTGCACCTACAGATGACGACCAGTACACTGGTGCGGTTACAGTACTTGGTGACTATGAAGGGGTCGTGCTCGCGGCAGTTCGTGGCATGGATAGTGACGCCGCGGCATATAAATGGCTCGCGGTAACCGATACGTCTCTAATGAAACAGACAGGTTCAAATTCATTCGGCGGACTTCAATATTTCACGTTCACCAATAATGTAACCGGTAGCGTCAATATAAAAGGTGGAACGAACGTACTAATGGTTTCTGCACAGAATTCTACAGGCCATGCACTTAGACTTGTCTTTAACAAAGCCGGACAGACCGTGGCTGTTGTTAATAACACTGCAGATACACTTTACTTAAGTAATAGTATGCCCGCCGGGCTGGCTGATACTGCAACCGTTGCGACTGTGCCGGGTTGGAGCTCATCCGATCCGATCATGCAAAAAAATACATGCATGATTGCATCTGGAATACTTAATGGTAATATTTTATTCTGGTCAGATAGTACTCATTCAATAACAGGCAGTACTTTCACAGAATTAATAATACCGGTTAATGGTACGAACCCTATCAAATCAGTTTACAATGTTCCAGCTGATATTAAGGTGTTGTGCATATCGACGGCTAATGATCCTCACCAGCTTGGAACACTGTCTATACAACTTGTATTTAGTAAGCCGGGTCAAACCGTTACCGTGATAAACAATACTAGACGGCTTGTTAAGCTGTATAATGTATATCCGAATACAGATGATGGCGCCGAGACTACTGTGATTAACAGCATAAATTCATGTGTCGTAGCATCCGGCATGTTAGCGAACACTAGCGTCATTCGTTTTTGGGTGTCCAACCCTAGCAAAGTACAAAATGTTTTATTGCCAGACCAAACCGTAGAATATAATGCATCTGCAACTACAGTCATAAATGACATTGCAGTACAAACATTCGTGCGCAATGATGCTGGTTTGATTATAACATTTACAGACCCGGAAGTATATAATCTTAATCTTGCCGATAACATTGACACATTGCAAATTATTGCGCCAAAACTTACCGTGTCAAGTTTGCCTACACCAACGTCTGGGTCATGGACGATCGTGCACCGAAAAACGGTGCGTGTGCTGAATAATTCTAATGTGTCCGGGCAATCGGTGTTTGTTCGTAAAATCCACGCGAGCAACTTCGATATACGTTTCGTGCAAACATTGGCCGATCCTGAAACCGCAGCACAACATGACTATGACAATATTGTCGGGTTCTATCCACCAGAATATTGTACACTGGTGCTTAATGGCGATACCTGGTCAACACCAACAGAATGGACACACCCGGTAACGGAATGGCAAGCTAAATGACACAAACTGATATTGAGTTTGATCTTTGCAAACGTGACTTTAGGTTTTTCCTAGGGTACTGTTTTGTAAATTTCTTACACAAAAAATTTATGTTCTATAAGTTTCATAATGAGCTTATAGACATAGTTTTGTCATGTGAAAGCCATAAACGCATGATAATCAATGCGCCACCGCGTCTTGGCAAAACTGTAATACTCGAATTTTATATGGCATGGCGATTCCTGAATAATCCAGCATCTACCATGATATATGTATCATATGATGAGAAACTTGTAGGCAGAAAAAACCGCGAAATAAAAGATATGCTTGTATGGCTTAGCAAACATTTTAATGTTCCCGAGCTTCGCATGCTGCACCAAGCTAATGGTAAAACCGAATGGGTAAATAAAGCTAATGGTTCTATTATCGCACGTGGTTCTAACAATGCAATTACGGGTTCTGGATGCGAAACTTTATTGGTAGTCGATGACCCGAATAAGCCAAACGACCGCACTTCGCCGTCTACATTGGCTAAGCGAAATTCTACATTCATTAGCACGGTTCGTAACCGTATCGACAATATTAATACGCCGATCATTGTTATTCAGCAACGTATTGCGTCTGCCGATTTGTCTGGCTTCTTATTAGATGATGGATCACATGAAAAATGGGAACACTATAATTTTCCGGCCATTGGTACGGACGGCGCCGCGCTCTGCCCAGAACGGTTACCCGTTGATGAAGTCGAAAAATATAAGTCAGACCCATTCACTTATAATGCGCAATATCTGCAAGTGCCATTGGACGATATAGGAAACTTATTCGACAAAAATCATCTGGTACTTGATAATGTTAGACCACCGAATAATGCCATGCGCATTATCATATCTATCGATGCAAGTAGCAAGGGTGACATTAAAGCCGATTACAATGCTATCTCTGTCATAGGCCGGAAAGGCCCAGACTATTATGTTTTGGAAGTTTGTAATTTTCATGCCGATATTACATTACTTGTAGAAAAAACGCGTGAAATACGAAAGAAGTGGGGCAGTAACACGCCAGTCTTATTCGAAGCCAAGGCCAATGGCATACCGGCAGTCCAGATACTCAGAAAAGAAATGAGCGGAATCTTAGAAGTGTCACCTTGTAAAGATAAGATCGAGCGCGCGATGATGACTAAGTACTTGTTCGATTCACTGAATGTACATTTTACGCTGCGCGGTTTGGTATGGGGCGAAATTCAAACACAGTTTACACAGTTTCCGCATTGCAGACATGACGACATTGTAGACAGTATTTGCCAAGGAATTACTTGGCTTAGCCAGTTACCAGACCGTGACAAACAACCTATAAACAAAATTGATGCTGAGACTCTTAGCAGACCTCGGCTTGGGAGATATGCTTATGCTGGTTCAGGATATAATCCGGCGCGCCGCTTTTAATTCCGGCGTTGTTAGTTCATTCAATATTGGTGAAGTTCCTGATGACATTATGAGCACCGGGGCTGAAATGCTAAATGAAGAAGTTATATGGGCTCTGAACTGCGATAGGACAATCGATATAACAACAGTATGTAAACAATATGAGACTGCCAATGGCGAAATTGTGCTTTGCCCATTACCGGTAAACTGGCGAGGCTTTGTACTCGGAAAATCTATAAGTGAGTCTACGGCTTGGTTGCAAGAGCCAGACCACATGACAGCCCGGGTTATCGCTATGCTAAGCTCGGAGTTTGGTTTAAATCCAATCGATTATCCACGCGATGACATTGGTACACCTGTGAAACTCGGTGTATGGTGTACTGATAATTTGTTTATACAAATTGCTATCGCATTCAGTAGCAATAACACCGATGTACAATCGGCTACGGCGACTAAAGTATTAGTCGGCGGCTTTCCAGTTAATATCGAATTTCCACCAATGCGAATTAACCGGGTTCTGGAAGGTACTTCACGTATTCCATATAAGTATTTATATGTGGAAGAATTTGAAAGTATCGATCATAAAAATGAAACATTTATTTATTGCATTGAAGAATATGACTGTTACACAAGAATTAGAATGCGTCAGCCATCGGCTGGATATAAAGCATTGATACTTCCGGTTCCATTGACGATCACCGAAACGACGTTATCTAAATATGGTGAGGTATGCGCACCATTAAAATTCAAGTTGTACTTAGAAGACGCAATGGCCGCAAGGTTCGCTTCATTATACGGTTTGTCTACTCAAGAACAGATGGAACGTAACGCAGCTAAAAGCTATAATCTGTTAAAGAAAAACCGTACGCAAGAATTGCATGAACAAAATATCTCTATTGATATTCGGAATACGCTAAAGCGCGGGCAATCTAAATATTGGAGGTTCGATGGCTTCGTATAATTATACAAAGTTCGAAGGTATTAAAGCATATCACGAAGGTATGCCTGTATCTGTTTATAGAAATATGATTCCTATGGGAGACTGTGCCGTTGACAGATTAGGCGAACAAACATTACTTAGCCAAACTAACCTTGGCAAATACCGTGGATCATTTGGCGATAGTCTAGGCAATACTTACATTGTACTGGGATCGGCTATTTATATGTATAGCTATGACTTTACCACGCATGCGCTTAAACCGTTCGCATCTGGTGAACTTCGCAAACAGTTGTATGCACGCAATGGCCAACCGTTTATTATGTTGGATAACAATAGCCTCGTATCATTTTGTGAAAGTGCGACAAAACCATCACAGGTTTATGTTTGTGATGGTACTTATATCTATTGGTGGAATACCGAGTCCGATAGTGCTGCAAGCTGGACAGAAGCTTTTATTGTTAATATGATGGTACTGCCTGGAATGACAACTACATATATAGGCCAAAATAATGATACATCGCTTAATGCTATTATACAGAACAATGCCGACTTATATGATCAATTGACTAACAAACATGACTTTAATTGGGTTACGACCGGTGCCGTACCTATTACGTATATCTCATGGTTTAACAACAGGCTAGTCGCCACACAGCAATCACGTAATAGTGTATGGCTTACTGCAACCGATCCAGGCCAGTTTTTTAGATGGTCTAACCAGAATGATAACGGGAATCCAATCCCTAATCAGTTTATGTTTACATATAACGATTCTGACACGACCACAGATACCAATACGACTACAGCACAAAATGCCTTGTGGACTTATTGGGTAAGTTCTACCAATGGCGCAGATCGCTTAAACCAGGCTATTGCATTTAATGGCACTTTGTATTTCTTAAATGCGTCAACCATCGAGTGCTGGTCTGCAACTGGAATCGAGAGTGCCCCAATACAGCATAGTTCTTTGAATACTATACAGACCGGCGGAATGCGCGCTGTTATATTGGATAATATCATGGCGTTTATCGGCGTCGACCAGATGGGTTCAAAATTTATCGGAGCAATAAGCGACGGCAAACTAGTTAAACTATCTACACCTGAAATAAACCACAGAATAACATTCGGTAGTGACGTACGACTTTATGTGATTAGACAGCGTGATGACTCATTCATTGCTATAAATACATATACCACAGCCGGTGCTTCCAAGGATTGGTATATCGTGAGTCTTGACGGATATTGGTGGAAATGGGAGAATGCTATAACTGCTGATGAATGGGCTGTAACCTCCGTAATAGATGATCTGGCAATTAGTAACAAAGGCTCATTACTGTTATTTACAGATGACACCAGAACATTATGCGACGGGCATACTCCGATACTGCGGGCAATTCGTAGTTGGTTCCACATGTTTCATAACAGACAAATACTTAGGCATGTGGCTGTAGCATTGGACACCGGCCATAAGTTATCCGGAACGAATGGCGATTTAATTTATTGCAGAGTATCGTTCGACCGTGCGCATAGTTTCGAAAAGTTCAATTACCGAAAACTCGCCGAAAATAATCATAACGATAAGACCATTGAATGGCGAAATCTCGGTAGCGGCAATAACGCAACAATCGAAATTGGAACTGGCGCTGATTATAAAATGCAAGTCTATATGGTCCAAGTTGAATTCGATTAAAATGCCCATTAAAAATACCGTTTAATCAAACATAAATCGATTCTGGACCATTTTTTTTCAAAGGTTGTATGGATTTAAGCCTTTTAAAAATGTTGGTCCAGAATGCGTTTAAACACAAAATTATTATTTTATTGCAATGGCTTTTTGAAGATGATTTTTGTATATATTCTATAGTAAGAATAGTCTTTTTTTTTAATCTTCTTACTAAAGGAACTGTATGCAGCTACATGACTTCCAAAGCTGGTTAAGCTTTCGGCGTAGGTCTATCATTTCTAATTACGATTCATGGCAATTATCGAGGCGTGGGCTATACCATAGCCTTGGTTCTCATATTGTTTATGGACCGATTCTTTCACTATCAGAACAATCTGAAATATTCAAAAGTATCGTCGAAGCCGAAGTTAATTTGGCATGGGATGGCACCGAACTTATACAAGTTAAGAATTTGTATAAAGACGATAACGTGCTACTAAACGCATATAAATCATTGGATTTACAAAAGTTACTCAGAGCTCCGGGGCACTCACGTAATGCTGTAGTAACCAATAAGGTCTGTTGTTGTTGTACATGGCAACGTATTGATGACACATTAATAGTGTATAGTCGTAGCATGGATATTAAAAGCGCAGGAAAATCCGATTGTTATTTAGCATCTGGTATTGCCGCGAGACTGTTAGTTCATAACTGGATATTGGTA